TGTAGAAGCATTTGGTCCAAGGTTAACTTGTGTCACACCTGTTAACCAAACACCACCACCGGGCATAATAACTTCTTGACCTGGATTGTTATATGTCAATGTTGGTGGATTTCTTGTATCAAATACATCAGTACCAGCAGGATCAGCAATCAATAGACCAACTGCGGCAGGACCACCTGTGTTAAATGCTGTCCAGCTAATAGCATAAGTTGTGTTTGCTGCTAGAGTTGTTGTATATGTGGTTGTTTGACCATAGTTTGCTCTTGTTGAGTCTGTTGGACTTGAACCAACTTGGAACAATAATGTGCCATTCAAATAGAACTGTGCATTATTATCTGCCGCAGCAGTGAATGTATATGTTCCTGCTGTGGTTGATTGGAATGCTAAGTTTGCGGTGTATGTGCTGCTTTGGTTGGAATCACCCCAAACACCATATTGATTCAAGAATGAGCAATATGCAGAACTGATAGGTGCAATCACCAAGTTACCGGAGTATGATGTATTAGCAGAAACAACTGTGTAGCCACCACCAATACCACCAATTTGACCCTGTGCATTAATATTGATAACGCTATTGGATGAAACTGTTCCAGATGCGGTAGAATTTACATAGTTACCGTTGACATCAAAGTATGCATTTTGCAACTGTGTTGTTCCAACTGTTCCTGGGAAACCAATAATGTCTGCAACATACAATCTTGTTTGTGTACCATTTTGATAGTTGTAAACAGAAATTACACGAGCAACAGGATAGAAAGATGTTGTTCCGCTGACGGTCAAATTGAAACCAACAATGTCACCTGCATTAAATGTTCCAGATACACCTGTCAATTCAATTGTGTTTGGTGCAGTGATATCAGCATCAACATTTGTTCCATCAAACCATGCTGTTAGTGGTGTATTAACTAACAGACCTGATGCTTGAACAATAATTTGTTGTGGTCTGATGTATGGAAGAATAGCAATGTTTGTCAAGTAACCATTGTTAGAACCAAATGTAGAAGATACTGGACTGTAAGAAGATGCAGTCGTATTTTGGATTTGGCTTGCATAAGTTTGTGTTGTTGTTGCTGTATAACCAACAGTTGCACCGAATGGACTATTGGAGATGGTTCCATGGTTCACAACACTAACTGAACTTGATGTACCGCTTGAAGTACCTGGAATAGTTGCAAAGTCACCAGCATTGGTCAAATTAACACCACCAGTTGCTTGATAAACTTGCATAGATGGGTCTGTAACCAATAGTGCTGGTGCCTTCTTGTTATCTACCCAATTGTCCATCGGAGGTGTTAGTTGTGCAACACCTTGTTGGATGACAACAGAGAATGGGTTAACAGAAACGGCGCTACTTGCCAATGGTTGAACTGCGATATTTGCTGTTGTATATGGCAATGTGAACACATAAGTTTGTGAACCAACATTGTTGATTGTATATGTGTTGGTTTGTCCCAATGTACCAACTGTTGCAACAGTAACAGGATTTTGTAATTGGAAGTTGTCAACGATTGCCAATGGTGTCAATGAATTTGTTCTTACATTGATATTTGCCAGATAGTCTGGATTGTTCGTGTCGGCAGTAGAATAAGAGTTGAATGAATCAACCAAGATACCATAGTTTGGTCTAGCAACACCGTTCAAGTCAGTAACTTGTGTAGAAGCAGCAGATGCTTCAAGTTGACTCAATGAAGTATAGTATTCCAAATTGTTGATACGTGTTTCCAAGTCTGTGATATCAGTCTTAGCCCAACGTTTGTGTAGGACTTTGTTGATGGACAGATTGGATACAGCACCAGCAGGTCCTTCACCAGGAACATATGCGGTGTATGGGTCGTGCAACAAGTTAGCCAATAACAGCGATCCGGTTGGTTGTGCAGGTAGTGATGGATTAACTGCTGGATTACCCTGAATGATTTGGAAACTCTTATCTTTTGTTAGGATCAATCTATCTTGGCGACCCAAATAATAACCATAGTTGGATTGGAAGTTGGTCAAGTTTTGTGGAATCAAAACACCAATATCACTTGTTCCGGTTGGTTGTGCTCCAGATGAATATTCCCAGATATAACCTGTTTGAGCATTTTGACGAGCGGGTCTAAAGTCAATACAATCGGATAGTTTATAAACATTACCGTCTTTTGCAGTGTATACTGGAATCTGTGCATATGCTTCAGGAGATGTTGAAACACCACCATAGGTTGAATTTGCAGACTGGTATGATTGAATGCTGAAATAGCCGTCACCAGATGACGCTTGTGTATGTGAGTAGTAGTTGTATACAACCAAAATATTTCCAGATGGCAATGGTGCACCAGGAATCAATGTCACAGAACCAAAGTCATAGAAGTTATCTCTTTGACCATTGTCTAGTGTATAGTAATTTGTAACATCAGTAAATGACGACAATGCAACACCGCTGATAGAAGCACCTGTTGTACCAGTATCATAAACTTTAGCAATCTTCTTAATATCGTTTACATACAAAGAAATCTTTGAGCCGTATGTAACAGCAGCTTTACCGATTAATGTTTGACCCTTATTCAAGTCAACTGATGCAGTAGATGTTACGGTAGTCATTGAAGAACTACCGTATGTTGTATTGCCTGATACCAAGTTTTTAGATTTCAATACAAAGCTTGATGAATCTGCACTAGAAACTTGAACTTGTGCAATAACATCAACAGTCATACCTGTTGGATATCCACTTGTTGTGAATGTGGCAGCAGTATGGTCAGAAGAAATTGTGATTGTATTACCAGAAGTTGTGAAGTCAATAATATTGCCTGTAGCAGTATTGATAACAATAAAGTTTTGTTGATTGACTGTTCCTGTTTGAATTGAAGTTGGACCTTCAAATCTCAATGGACTTCCGCTGTTTCCAGATGTGGAACTTAGTGTTAGTGTATTACCTGTAAATGTTTTGTTACGATAGATTCTGGTTGAATAGTAGCTTGTTGAAGATACATTCGCCACATGTGAATAACCCAATGGGAAAATCAATTCGGGAGCACCAAAACCATTTACAATTGTTCCACCAGTTGGAAGACCTTGATTTCTTCCAAACAAGTTAATATTTGCATTAGCTGTTAGATAGTAATTTGAATTTGCAATAACAATAGATGAAATATCTGTCGTATTATAATTCAATGTAAGTGTTGTTGATGTTGTTGGTGTTACAGTGAATGGTGTTGCAGAAGAAACAGTAAATGTTTTTGTTGCACCAGATACTGAGTAACCTGTAACTGTTCTCACATCAACGATTGCGCCGGTGGTTGCAGTTAATGTGACACCATAGTAAGCATTTGCAGTAGTTGAGAATGTATCGGCTGCATCATTGATTACCAAAGTTGTTGCGGTACTAGAATTTGTAGCAGTTCCAGATAAAGTATTTGCACTAAAGTCTGAAATGTATGCGTTGTAAACATAGTTCTTAGTGTTGCCACCAGAGCCTGAAACATACTGTAGGTTTCTTATGAAGCCCGTACCAACAACTGTTGAGTTGTATGTGTTAGAGTTTGCAGACACTCCGTTTGTTGGAGATGAAATGTTTCCTGCACCAACGCAATGGAATGTTACTTGTGGAACTTGACCAATGTCAAAGATACCACCAACTGTGTCAATTGTAATATAGTTTGCATAATCAACGTAAATAGCATCCTCAAGAATTGTATTGGTTTGTCTTGCTCTTTGATTGGTCAAAATCTGTTGAGATTGATTTTCAATACGATAGCCGTGAACATAAGCAATACCCTTACCAATTGTCAAATCGTAGTTTGCACCAACACCCAATGAGTTTGCTGATGGTTTTAAACTAAAGTCATTAACAATGTAGTCACCATTTGTTTCATAGTCACGTTTTGCGAAATAGTCATCAATGGTTGAATATACGGTGCCATCAACTTGGTTTACGATTTGACCATTGATAATACGAACCAATTCAATAAAGTTTTGGTCGTTACCTAGTGTCAATGGTAAGTTAACTAATGACAATGAAAGAACATAACGGTCTGCACCTGGTGCTTGGAAGTTAGATGCACCAATAGCAGGATCCAACAATGAAGAATCGTCAATGTAATCGTGAATTGTTTCGGTTAATAGAAGACCAATACGATATGATGGTGTATTGCCGTATTTGTCTAGAACGATTGTTTGGTTTGCTACGTCAACAAAGTTACCAATTGAGTATGTCTGACCTGTAGTATTTGACAGGTTGTAACCGTTAACGATATAGAAAACACCGTTTGCAACAGATGCTGTAGAAGAAAGACCCGTAGAAGGACCTGTTGTTGTAGAAGAATTTGCAATAGTTGCGTAGTATTGTGTGGAACCTGTTGTCTGAATTGTCAAACCATCAGTGAATTGTCCACCAGATATGTAAGAAACAATCAGTGTAGGTGGATCACCCACGGTTGTTCCAGATGAAGTTGTTTCAACAGTAGCAATAACACGTGCAAGAATAGTTCCTGTTTCGGAATCAAAGATAACTTGGTTTGCAAAGTTTGCTGCGGTTACTGCTGTACCGTTGAATGTTGGGTTTAACTTCAAATAATAACAACTCAAGTTTGTTGTAACTTGTCCACCAGATACAGGAGTATTTTGTGAATAAATTGCAGAAGCAAACTCAGAGATTTGATTTTGTAGAATTGTTTGAGACTGTGTTAATTCACGGGCTTGAACAGCGTAGCCTGGTTTGAACAGAATACGATGGAAGTTTTTTCCTGGATCAAAGTCATCGTAGTATGGATATGTGTCAAAATTTAGAGACATTTAATTAACCTTTTTTAGTATCTGTTGACCATCTGCTATCTTGTATTTCCAAGAGTGTACCGTTTTGTATTTAATGTTATTTATGATGCTATATTCCATTAAATCGTTTATCGTTAAAAATTGTTTTGTTTTGACATCATATAGTTCCCACTTACACGTTGATTTCAACTTGATTTTTTTCTTGGTTTCTTCTGAATGTTTTTTACCTAACATTACGGATCCATGTTCTCTAATTTTATTTTTTGCAGTTTCACTCATTTTTTTCTTAGTTTCTTCGGAATGTTTTTTACCTAACATAGAAGTTTTTGCTGATTCTAAGAATTTTTTATTGGCTTTGGTGCCATACATTGGGTGGTTTTTTCCCTTTAAGGCGTTCTTTTTTGTTGCAATACTGATATTCTTTTTTTGTTCTTCTGTTAAAGGTTTTCTTTTTAGTCCCAACATACCTTTTTTACCACCCCTGTCGCCATTATAACCATTCTCACCAAATGAATTATACTCTAGAATAAAAAAAGGTTCCATGATTGTTAAACAATGTTCATCATCCCAACTTTCATAAATTACTTCCCATTTGAAATTTTCCCATCCATATTTGCGAATGGCTTTGTGTAATATAAGTTCGGATTCTTTTTTTAGTGCAAACTGTTTATGTTGATATTTTCTTATTTTTAATTTTTTGCTGGTGAAACCAATATAATTTTTTCCATTTAATGTATTTGTGACTTTATAAATTAATGACATTTTACACTCCTTATATGGAGTATATATGTAAAAAAGTCCCTCAATAGCCCAATACAAATCTTAACTGCTCAATACCGTCTTCACTTCTTTGAACACCTTGTCGGTTTTCAATATAAGAAATCAAACCTGAATATGGAATTATTGTTGGCTCGGTGACAGTAAACACCGTTCTTGAACAACCTGAGGTTGCACCGGTAATAGACTGACCAACAACAAAACTACCAAACGTATTTATTAGCTGTAATAGGTTGGTTGATGTATTGAATGATAAAACTGTGCCAGAAAATAATAAATTTGGTGGTGTGCTTGTATCATATTGGTTTACAATTTCATCTGATACAAATGAACCCAGACCACCAGCACATAAAACTTGTGTTGCTAGATTGTAAACAGAGTTATTTGCAAATTGTGGACCATTTCCTGTAAGAATCAATGGATCGGTTAGCAAACCAACTTGACGATAAACAACACCATCAGTGGGAAGAACACCACCCTCATCGGCATTGAACTCAACAGAGAACATCAAATGATTGCATCCCAATTCTGAAATTGGATCGTAACCATGACCGCCAACTGGAGAAGTTGGTGCAATTGCAGTTGCTTGTGATGTGATTGGTGCCAAATATTTTTGATTAGATGATGTATAAGAAGTTATAACAACATTTGCTTGGGTATAGTTCTGACCTGCTTGTCCCTGTGGAACAACAATGTCTACAATTTGATTGTTAACAACTTGTGCAGGAGTAATTGCGCCGTTTGCACCTGTACCATCACCGACAATTTGAACTGTGATGTATTGATTGATTGGATCGTAGCCGGAACCACCATTTGTAACATTGATTACGTCAATACTACCTGCGCCAGCAGATGTTCCGTATGGTTGTGGTGTATTTGCACTGATGAATACTGGCATCCAAATTGAGTCCATGAATGACCTTTTTGCACCAGAGTCAATTGTATACATGTATTTCCACTTATACAAATCTTCATTTTGATAGATGTTGTTTGTGCCATATGAACCAGGTTCAAAGTATGGTTCATATGTAGAAGGACCACCATTGTTATTCCACAAGCACTTGAAAACTTGGTCATAACGGTTCTTCACATAATATTGATATATCAACAAACCATTTTCATCTTTTTCTTGTAGATTCAATGTGTCGGAATATGCAGTATAGACTGTGTTTTCTGTCCAGTTGATTCTTTGGATAACAGGACTCAAGTTGTTTGAGCCGATATTTTTTATAGCAAACATGTTCTTGAATACTTTTTTCAGATAAGAAGTTGTTTGCTG